CCCGTTACCGCCTTGGACATCTGCCTCGCGTCTGACTTGGGTCCATCCGGGCCCTGGAGAAGGTGCAGGACTGCAACTGACTAAACGCCAGTTGCGAGCATACACCGTACGTGTGGTTTTGCAACCCCACGCAAGCTTCGACGAAAGAAAAGATAATCCCCGGTAGATTTCGCCAACATTGACGAACTCGTCTACCAGCCATGAGAACGGAAGCAAATCCCAGGCAGTGGGTACCCACTTATCAGGGTATAACTGCCAGGCTTGACCTAAGGAGATCTTGCCATCGGGATCGGCGTCCGAACGGATACCACCTAACATGCGACACTTGAACTCCCCGTAACTTTGGGTAGCCCAAGTGAAGCCTGGAGCGCCACCTAAGGGCGGATCGGTAACCCGATTCGCTATGGTAACATTATACCTCTCGGACGCGGACGCTGAGATGCGGACAATATCCAAGCGAAAACGCTTGGCGTCGGCAATCGCGGCGGCTACGTCAAGAGCGAGAGGCTTGATACCAAAGTGATACTCAAGGTAAGTATCAGCCAACACCTTCCGAAGTGTAGGAGGATGATGCACTGTCTGACGCACTTTCGTTAGTACGTTTAGATAGTGAACCGTCTTCTGAAACATGGAATGCATTGGCTTCATGAGTGTATGGAGAGTCTCCCTATATTCGCCTAAGTCTTGTCCGGCTTCGATTGAAGACCGAGCGTTGTCATAAGCGTCAAGGAATTTCCCAATACAGCGGTTAGTTACTCTGGTAACAACTGCAGCGGGAGGATCCCCCGGCCAGGCAATGCCTGACAAGGGAGTCCACCGACCGTCCAGGGTCCGATATCGCTGCCAAACATTTGGCGGCTGTGGCGGATTTTGAACGAAAAAAGAATCGCAGGTATAACTAAGCCAGTCCTGATCGAAAGTCACCTTAGTCCCAGTAAAGGGAGTGGTGGCATTTTGACCCTGACGAACTTGGTCACGCCAGCGAGGATTCTTTACGCCTGTAACGGTATCTACATATGCAGCAAACGCATAGCTTGCCACTTGATCAAGATTAACCGTAGCGTTGATGTCATGTACCACATAATGAAGGTGGCCAAGGACATTACCGGTACGGGTCTTGGTATAGGGTTCTGCCATACGTCGTTACCAACTAGTCAGAGAGCGGTGACGA